GTCCGAATCAAGAAAGGCATATATGCCAGTTCCATATAATATGCAATTTGAACTTAGCATTATGACTAAGTTGAATGATGATATGTTGCAAATCGTGGAACAGATTCTACCATATTTTCAACCATCATACAATTTAACAATAAATTTGGTCGATGATATTACAGAAAAAAGAGATGTTCCCATAGTTCTTGATGGAATAACTATGAGTGATGATTATGAAGGAGATTATAGTACAAGAAGAGCATTAATTTATACTTTAAGATTTACTGCCAAGATATACCTTTTTGGTCCAGTATCTTCTGTTACAAACGATATTGTCAAAAAAGTTACTATTGGTTACGTTGCAGGTTCTTCGGACGCAAGATCTCTCAAGACAAGAGAAAGAGATGTGTCATATTCTGTAGAGCCAAGAGCAACCAAGAGTTATACACATACAGTAGTCACGACTCTTGCTGAAGATATTGACAATTTAGTAAAATCATTTACTTTAAATGACGCATCTTCTATTTCTTCTGGAGATTATATTATGATCGGATCTGAAGAAATGAAGGTTTCATCAAAATCTGCAGACACAATTACAGTGGAAAGATCTACTGATGGAAGTACTCTTTCCAACCATGTCTTAGGATCTGATGTTAAATTGATAACAGACGCCGACAACGCCCAAATTGAAATTGGGGACGATTTTGGATTTAGTGGCGGATTTGAATGATTATGACAAAAAAATATGAGAAGTTGAATGAAGAATTTAATACCGAAACCTTTGAGGGAGAAGATACTTCAATAATTCCAGAAGTAGTGGAGACTAGTCAACAAGAGAATAAAAAAACTGACTTAAAAAAAGATTATGAATACACTAGGGCAAATTTATATTCTATTATAGAAAAAGGTCAAGAAGCAATTAATGGCATATTAGAATTAGCACAGGAAACTGAGTTGCCTAGGGCATATGAGGTTGCTGGCCAACTTATAAAGAACGTTTCTGATGCAACAGAAAAATTGATAGATGTGCAGAAAAAATTAAAAGATATTGAGGAGACTAAAGAATCGAAAGGTCCAACAAATGTAACAAATGCACTTTTTGTTGGATCCACTGCAGAGTTGGCAAAATTGATTAAACAACAAGACGAATCCAAAAAAGATAAATAAAAGAAGAATATTATATAAAAATGCCCAACAAGTCTGGTGATAGTTCATTGCACGATTGGTTTACTAAAAGTAAGTCTTCTGATGGTACACCTGGTTGGGTTCAACTTGGTGGCAAGTATGCAGGCAAACCTTGTGCAAAGCAACCAGGTCAAACAACGAAACCAAAATGTGGTTCTTCTAAAATGAAAAGAAATCTTGATGATAAGGAAGAGCAAGAAGCATTTAGACGCAAAAATCGTCAAGATCCAAATCCAGATAGAAGAGGAAAGGCAAAGAACGTGGCTACAGAAGAAAAACAAACTATCAGATATTGTCCAAAGTGTAAGAAGAATGAGACTAGATCTGAATGTGCATTTGGACCAAAATATTGGGATGATTATTCCAAACCTGCAATAGAAGAGGCTGCTGGAGAAAGGGATGCCTGCTATAAAAAGGTAAAGAGTAGATATAAAGTTTGGCCTTCTGCATATGCTTCTGGAGCATTGGTTAAGTGTCGCAAAAAAGGAGCAGCAAATTGGGGAAATAAAACTGAAGAGTATCAGTTTTCAAATTGGAGAGAAGATTTCAAAGCAATGGAATATGAGTTCATTGATTTAATTAAACCAGAACCAATTATTTCTGAAGAGTGCTGCAAAAAATGTGGTAAGGAACCTTGTGAGTGTAAAACAAAGAAATTTTATGGTGGAAGTGGAGCAAAACCAGGTCCAGATAAAAATTATGTAAAACCTATGGGAGATCTTGAGGAGGCGACTAGACTTCCAACAAAAACTGGCAACATAATAGTTGCAATGGTTATTTGGAGAGGTAAGACATACACATTACAAATGTTCTTCCCTTCAGGAAAGAGACCTACAAGAACAGAAGTTCAAGATCAGGTAAGAAAGGTATATCCAGATTCCAGACTTACTTACTTCAATATCAGAGATTATGAGCCTGGTCAACCACTTCTTCAAGTAGAAGAGGCAAAGGTTGATAAAGATAAAATGAAGTGCAACAAACCAAAAGCACAAGCAGTTGGAGATTCTCTCACGGGAAAGTCGCACGTAGTAAAGGCATGTAGTGGAGGTGAGGAAAAGATTATTCGTTTTGGTCAAAGAGGTGTAAAAGGTTCACCTAAAAAAGAAGGAGAATCTGAAGGATATGCGGCTCGTAGAAAAGCATTCAAAGATCGCCATGCAAAGAATATTGCTCAAGGCAAAATGTCTGCAGCATATTGGGCAAACAAAGTAAAATGGTAAACAAGATGAAAAGTTTTAAGCAGTTCTTATCAGAATCAGTAACTATTTCTGGAGACTTTAACGGAAATCTTTACATTAACTCTCAACCAGAACAGCAACAGGTTGGAGAAAGTTATGTTGCAGATGTAATGTGGCAAGGAAATTTATATAGACTTGAAATGGTAACTAAGTCTGGTTTACCATCAAAGCAAGAACTTGGAGAGCAACTCCAAGGAGAATACCCAGGATCTGTGGTTCATCAAATTTATCCAGTAGAGGAAAAGAATTTTAATATTAAAAATGCGAAAAGATACCACCCATCAAAATTAGAATGGATTGATTGATAAATGGCACAGTGGAATAAAAATATACAAGATTATTTAAATGATGGAAGAACTTTATTTGAAGTTCATATGTGTGCGGACAAATATGGAAACATTGGAGCTTGTGGTGGAGATACTCAATTTGATTTAAATATCGCTGCTGGAATTACTACTCAATTAGCAAATGTACACAAGTTTGGAGCAGTCGTTACTACATCGGCAATTTATGATACCGTATGGTCTTTTGGTGGTGCATATACATTTCCTTCTTCAGCAGGAATAATAACTGCAATCTCATCTTCGATACAAGATGCTCCAGGACAAACAGGAGCACTTACAGTTAGACTTGAAGGTCTTGATGCAAATTATAATGAAGTGGAAGAAGATTTTACTTTAAACGGAACTGTTGGTGTTGCTGGAACTGTAGAATTTTTAAGAACTCATAGGGCATATGTTCTCACTGGAAATAATGATAACAATAATGTAGGTAATATTAACTTTACTCATAGCGTAGGTGTTACTTGTCAGATTGCTGAAGGAATGGGACAATCTCAAGTTGCTTTTTACACCATTCCTGCAGGAAAGAGTGGATATTTGAGATCATTTGCTGCAACAATGAACAAAAACCAAGAAAACACTGTTAGATTATTTCAGAAAAAACCTGATGGTGGAGTATTTAGACTTGCCAGTGAATTAAATCTATATAATAGTAACATGCATACTACTTTTAGTATTCCACTTTACTTTACAGAAAAAACCGACCTTGAAGTGAGAACTTATACCGGAAGTAATGCAACAGTTTCTTCAATGTTCGATTTATTAATTGTGGACAATGAGTGACGTATACCTTGGCAATCCTTTATTAAAAAAGGCAAATACCACTATTGAGTTTTCTCAGGAGCAAGTCTTAGAATTTATTAATTGTAAGAACGACCCTGTTTATTTTGCAAATAATTATATCAAAATTGTTTCTCTTGATGAAGGTTTGACTCAATTTAAACCTTACGACTTTCAAGAAAAACTAATTAATAGATTTCATGAAAATAGATTTAATATTTGCAAAATGCCACGACAGACCGGCAAATCAACTACTGTTGTATCATATCTTCTACACTATCTTATTTTTAATGATAGTGTAAATATTGGAATTCTAGCAAACAAGGCAGCAACTGCAAGAGAATTGTTACAAAGACTTGCAACTGCTTATGAAAACTTACCTAAATGGATGCAGCAGGGTATAATATCTTGGAATAAAGGTTCTATCGAGTTAGAAAATGGATCAAAGATACTGGCTGCTTCTACGTCTGCAAGTGCTGTCCGAGGCATGTCATTCAATATCCTCTTTCTCGATGAGTTCGCTT